CCTGGTTGCTGTAGTCGACCTCCCACCCATCGGGGATGACCGCGTCGACCTCCTCGGCGTCCACGCCGTCCGCGTACCAGACGCGGGGGCCGACGGCGGCGTCGAGGTCGATGATGACGTAGGCGATGGTCAGCGGGCCGTCGGGTGTGCCCACGTTCAGCGAGTAGCCGTCCGCGGCGTTGGTGCCGTTCGTCTTGTCCAGGGTCCAGGTGTCCATGTCGTGTCCTCCGGTGTGTCGTCGCTCTCAGCGCCGCAACCCCGACCTGGCGGTACGGGGCGGCGGCGGAAGGGGGCGGGCGGGCTAGGCCCGGAGGGCGGCCCGCAGGTCGGCGACGGCGCCATGGGTGCCGCGGGGGTGGTACTCGATGCCGTCACTTACGATCTTGTCGCCGTCGGCGTCGCGGGAAATGATGATGCGCCCGGCCTTGGCAGCCGCCCGGTCGATGTCCAGGAACCCACCATCGTCCAGGCTGACACGGTAGGCGGTGCCGCACTTGAGGGCGTAGACCTCGGCCCTGCACCCGTGGACTTCGATGACCTTGCAGGGCCGGGGCGCTGCGGGTGTTCCCTGCGTGCAACTGGTGCTCTCGCCGCGGTAGACGTGGCCGGCGGGGACGAGCCCGAGTCCGTCGCACTCGTAGCAGACGCCGCCGTCGATGTGCCGGAACTGGGGAAGGTCGCCGGTGCCGCCGCAGCGGGTGCAGGTCTCGGTTGCGTCGTCCATCGTGTTCGCTCCGTGTTCCGTGTCCCTCATCGTGAGTAGAATACTAGCAGCGCCCGCCTGAAAGGTCAAGGGTAAAAGCGCATTAGTTGCAAAAAAGATTGGGTGCCCCGCCCCAGGCCCTCCGCCCCCTTGGCCCGGGGACGCCGTAGCGCTACCCTAGACGCGGAAGCGCCGAGGCTGTCTGAGACCCCGGCGCATGCACGGCCAGCACGGAGGTACAGGCCATGCCAAGCAAGGATAGCACAAAGACCGCCGCAGACGCCCTACCGACGCTGTGGGACGGGCTCGAAGACTGGACCGAGGCCCGCACGCTCGACGAGCGGCTGGCGGCAGCGAGGGGTGAGCGGTGATCCGCCTGGCCCTGCTCGTGGCGGCCCTCGCCCTCGCCCTCGCCCTCACCGCCTGCGGCTGGACGTCCACGCACCGCTACGCCGTCGAGGACCGGGGTTGCGTCGTCTGCCTGGACGGGGACAAGCCGCCGCTCGACCTCGTCACCGCCCGCTGCATCGGCCACCTCGCACGCGACGACGCCGGCCGCTGGGTCTGCACCGACGACGACGGGTACGAGCGGGTGTGCGTCGTGAGGGGGTGCGCGCCGTGACCATGCTCGCCGCCGTCGACATGCCGGCGCATGAACTGGTCTACGCCGTGTCGCCGATAGCGGTGCGACCGATAGACGGCAGCGCCCCGGCTATCGGGTACACGGTATGCCCGGCGTCCGTCGGGGATCCGGTGCTCATAGTGCCTGGCCCTTTGCTGCCGGAAGACCCTGGCGAGATCATCATGGCGAAAGGGCTCGGATACGTGCTCGGCCCGTGACCGTCGACCCCGCCGTGCTCGCCGCCCTCCAGGGCATACCGGCGGACGAACTCGCCGCTGCGCACGCCAGCGTCCGGCGGATCGGCGAGGTGTCGGACCTGGAGGCCCGCCGCCGTGCCCACCGGGAGGACCTGCTTGAGTTCGCGTACGACTGCCTGCCGGACCACTTCGACCGGGCGATCCGGCCGAGCCGGTTCCACCTCGACGTGCTCGACACCTTCCGGGAGATGGGCGGGGCGACCCGTTCGATCCGGACGGCATGGAAGGCGCCACGCGGCGGGGCGAAGTCGACGTTCTTCTGCACGTTGCTGCCGGTGGCCGCGGCATGCATGCCGGACCTGTTCGATCTGCGGTTCCTCGTGCTCGTCCGGACCCGCTATGGGCTCGCCGAAGAGGACGTCCTGGCCGTCCGCAACCTGTGCGTGAGCGAGCCGGTGCAGCGGTACTACGGCGACCTCCGGGGGCGGATCTGGAAGCAGGGCGTGTTCGTGACGTCGACCGGCGTGCGGGTCCAGGCGGCCGGCGCCGACCAGGGCAACCGTGGTCTACGTGACCCCGAGACGGGCGACCGGCCCGACGCCGTCGTGGTGGACGACGTCGACAAGGACGCCGAGGGGCCCGCGGTGCGCCGCAAGGCCAAGGTCTGGCTCTCGGGCGCCGTGCTCGGCATGAAGGGCGTGGGGCGCCCCATGCACGCCCTGGCGGCCGGCACGTGCATCGACTACGACACAGTGATTCACTGGCTCGCCGACGAGAACCCGGCCTTCGCTGGTCGGACGTACCAGGCGATGGAGCGATGGCCGGACGAGCGGGAGGGGCTCTGGCGGCAGTGGGAGGACGTCTGGCGGCGGGACAACTCGCCCGGCAAGTTGCTCGCCCTCGCCTTCTACGAGGACCACCGCGAGGAGATGGACGCCGGGGCCGAGGTGCTGTGGTCGGACGGCGAGCCGCTGTACGAGCTTATGGAGGCGTACGCGTCGATGGGGCCTGGCGCCTTCGGGGCGGAGAAGCAGCAGGACCCGCGGTCGTCCGAGGACGCCCTGGTGATGCCCGGAGAGCTCCACTGGTGGACCGAGCCCGGCACGGACTGGACGCCGCCTGAGGGTGTGTTGGTCGAGCCGCCCGAGTCGTGGGCGGAGAGCGGCGGCGTCCTGGACCCGGCGAGCACGGCGAAGAAGGGGGCCGACTTCTCGGTAGCGCTGGGTGGCTCCAGGGCGCCCGACGGTCGCATCTTCCTCCGCCGGCACGACATGGCCCGGATGCGTGAGCACGAGCTGCCGCCGCGGTCGGTCGATGTGGTCGAGGCGGTTGACGGGACGTTCCTCCAGGTCGAGACGGTCGGTGGCTTCGGGCTGCTGACCGGGCCGATCACCCGTGAAGTCCGCCGGCGCGGGCTGACGGTCGCCGTCGAGGAGTGGTGGCCGACGAAGAAGAGCGACAGGGATGGCGACGCCGGGCCGAAGCCGCCGAGCGCGAAGAAGGGGCACAGGCTGCGGGCCATGCAGCCGCTCTACCGCTCGGGCGACGTGGTCCTGCACCGCTCCATGTACGGCCTGCCCCGTGACCAGGTGCTTGCCGTGCGGGACGATGGCGACTCGGTGGACCACGATGACTTCCCGGACGCGGTCGAGATGCTGGCGACGCGGCTGCGGGTGACCGGGGCGAGCACCATGCCGACGCGGACGAAGAAGGCGAGACGCGCCCGCCAGGTGGGAGACCTCGGCGGCGGCGGGCTCGATGTGATCGACGGTGGTGGAGGGCGGCGCAAGCGGGGCCGCCGGGACATCTTCTAGCGGAGGGAGCGTGGCGGAGAGCAAGACGGACTGGGGCGAGCACTGGGGAGCATACCTGGCGGCGTACGGGCAGGCGCTGGGTGATGGCGCGGTGAGCATTCCAACGTCGGGCGCCCCCGCGCGGCTCGCCGTCGTCCAGGGCGCCACGGACGGCCTCATGGTCCGGGACGGGCGGGGCGACATTCTGGGGCCACGGCCGAAGACGAAGTTCGTCCAGTTGATGACGAAGCTGTCAAAGTGACGGCTGTCTACCTGGCCGCCAGGGTCGAGACCCTGGGCGACCTCGCCCGCCTGTCCCTCGTGGCTGACGGCGTTCACGCCCTGCACGGTCTCTCCGACGTACGGCACCCGCGCCCTGGTGACGGGTCGCAGGCGCGGTCTCGCCTCATCCTCGGCGACGAGTGCCCGCAGCAGCACCCGGTTGGCCCGCTCGGCCCCGGGTGGATTGACCGGGTCCAGCGCCTCGCCCGGGTGGCGAAGGTGTGGCGGGTTGGCCAGGAGGCGCCAGCCGATGTGGCTGTGGCGACCCGGGCCGGCATAGCGGTCGACGTCCTGGACCAGCGGCACGTGGCCGAGTTTGAGGCGGCCGGGCGGGCCGTGCGGGATCGTGGTGCTCCGGCTGCCGTGCCCACCGGGGACGGGTTCAGCGGGGCGCGCGCCGTTGTACACGCCTACTTCCGGGCCGAGACGTGGCAACTCGGTGGCGGCGGCATCGACCCTGCCCGTCGTCTAGGATCTCCGGGCAGCGGTGGCTCCGGCGGTGTGGCGTTCCGGGCGTCGGTCGAGCGGACAGCCCTCGAGATCGTGGCGGCTGCGTCGGTCGTGCGGGAGGCTGGGCTGTCGGAGGTCGAGCGGGGCGCCCTGCTGCTGCGAGAGGTGCACGGCCACACGTGGCGCCGGGTGGCGCAAGGGCTCGGCTGGGAAGACGACGGTGCCGCAGAGCGCAGGGCCGGGCGGACGGTTCAGCGAGGTCTGCGGAGGATCACTGTGGCGCTCCGAGATCGCGAGTCGGCGGCGCCCACTTGACACCGCGTCCGAAACCGCCAAATATATGACATCATCGCAGTAGTGCGCAGAGGCCCCAATGGCAGCCCAGGTGTCGACCAAGCGACAGGGGGCTGCGGGCACCTACATCCCTGCCGGCATCATCACGGGCGTCGAAGCCAACCGGAAGCTCCAGCACACTGGCGGCCGGGGCACGCCTACGGAACCCGGCGACTACGACCTGATGCGCAAGCAGGACCCGCGAGCCGGGAGCCTGCTACGGGCCATCAAAGCGCCGCTGCTGGCGGCACCGCAGGACATTGTCCCTCCGGCCGAGGCTGACGACCGAGAGCAGGCCGCTACAGACTTCATCGTCCGGGCCTTCGAGGGGTTGGCCGGCGGGCGCCGAGGGTGGTTGCGGGACATCCTGACGGCCGCGGACTTCGGCTTCGCCCTGCTTGAGGAGGTCTACCGCCGGGCGTCGGACGGGATGCTGACGTGGCGCACCCTGGCCCCGCTGCACCAGACGACGGTCGAGGGGTGGTGGCTGGCTGACGACGACCTGGCCGAGGTGCAGTTCCGCACGCCGGTCGACGGGACGGACTGGCGGACGCTGCGCATCAAGGCTCAGCACCTGACGCTGCTGAGCGTCGACCGAGAGGGCAACAACTTCGAGGGCGTGAGCCTGCTCCGCTCGGCGTACACGCCATGGCTAATCAAGCGCCAGGCGCTGCGCCAGACGGCCATCGACGTCGAGCGCGGTTCCGGCTTCATGAAGTGGCGGAAGACGCAGCAGCAGTCTGCGTGGTCGGACACAGACAAGGAAGCCTGCGAGGAAGCGTCAATCAACTGGCGCACCAACGAGGACTCGTTCGTGCTGCTGCCGGGGTCTATCGACCTCGACATCGTCTTTCCGAAGATCCCGATCGCTGACCGGGTCGAGCTGGTCCGCCTGTGCAACCAGGAGATCGTCTCGTCCTTCATGGCGTCGTTTCTGGAGCTCGGCCTCGGGCCGACCGGGACGCAGGCGCTGTCGAGGGACCTGCGCAGCAACTTCGTCGGGGCTCTCCGGTGGCTGGCCGACCTGATCGAAGACACCATGAACGCCCCGGGCGGGGCGACGGTAAGCGGCGCCATCCAGCGCCTGGTGGACGTCAACTTCGGGCCGATGGAACCCGGCCGCTACCCGCGGCTGCGGATCGGCACGATCTCGACGAGGGACGTTGACGACGCCATCGACACGATGGTCAAGGGCAAGCAGGGCGGGCTGTTCGACGAGGGGCCTGGGTGGTCGGTCGACGACGCCAACACGGCCCGGGACATGGTCGACCTGGACCCGACCTCTGACGAAGACGACGGGGCGGGCGGCGATGAGGCCGTGCGAGTCGAGGAACCGCTAGCGGGCAAGATCGGCGTTGGTGGCATCCAGGCGATCTCGGACCTTGTCGTCTCGGTGGCCGCAGGCACGATGCCGCGAGACGCCGCCCTGAGCATGCTGGTCAGCGTGTTCGGCATGGCGCCCAAGGCCGCTGACGAGATGTTGCCTGGCGAAGGAGAAGACCCCGGGGCAGCGCTGCCGGGAAGCGACCCAGACCCCAGCACCAACCCGACACCTGAGCCCGAACCCGAAGAAGACATCCCGGACGAGGAGCCCACCGGCGACGGTGACGACCTCCCGCCGGAGGAGCAGCAACTGGCCCGCCGCATCAGGCCGGGCAGCGAGACGGCAGTAGTCGACGGCGAGGGCGTGGCGGTGGTCGTCCACCGGCAACTCACCGAGGCGGAGTTCTGCCTCGCTCTGGCCAAGATCGAGCGCCTGTTCGAGCAGGCCGACGCCGGCCTCGAGGGTGCGACCCGTCCGGTGCTCGAGCGTGCCGCCGCCGCCATGGCCGCCGACGTTCGGTCTGCGGTGTTCGCCGAGGGCCTGGACGCTGCCGACCGCCTGGCGTTGGTCAATGACCTGTCGCTACGGACGTCGGATCGCCTAGCCCTCCAGGAGGCCATCCGGTCTCACCTGGCCGACGTGGCCGCTGAGGCATCGGACGAGGTCAAGCGAGAGGTTGGGCGCCAGGTCGCACGCGGCGGCCTGCTGACGCAGGAGGCTGCCGCTGCCGCCGGCCACGTGGCGCTACCGCTGGACACCGTACCTGCTGCCAACCTGGCCGCCACGTCGGAGGCGCAAGCCGCGCTGACGGCCCGCAAGATGGCGGACGAACTCGAGGGATCGATCCGGGACGCCGGGGCTCGGGCGTCGATGCTCGGCCCGGAGGGCGCTGCCGAGGCCGTAGCGGACGCAGACGCCGCCGCGACAGCCAGGGCGTCGAGTTGGTTCCGCAGGCACGCAGCCGCCCCGGTCTCCGCCGTCGTCCAGCAGGGGCGCGAGCGAGGGGCGCAAGAGGCGTTCGAGGCGGCCGGCGTCGAGGGCGTCGCCTTCGTCCAGTTCTCGTCGCTGCTCGACGGCAACACGTGCAGCCCGTGCGCTGCCGAAGACGGGAAGGAGTTCCCGTACGGCTCGGCCGAGTACTTCCGGCTGCGGCCGCCGTTCCAGGGTTGCGACGGGCGGTCGCGCTGCCGCTGCATCTTCGTCTACGTCGGGTCACGAGAGACGCCGACGCAGGCGTAGCAAGGGGACAACGTGCAGGATCTGACGAACGCGCAGGTGCTCTGCGCCCGGCCGCTGCTGCTCGCGTCCGAGCTCGCCGAGGGCGAGTCTGACGTGCCGTATCGCCGCTGGGTCCACGTGGCCCCGTTCGGCGAGCAGTGGGTCGAGGGGTACGCCGAGAAGCTCACCTTCTCCCGTGAGGACGCCGAGAGTGTCGTGGCATTCTGGGAGCACGACAAGGCCCACGGACACGATGCGGTCTTCGACTTCAACCACGGCATGATCCGCGGCAAGACGCCCGAGGAGAAGGTTCGGGCGGCCGACGTGCTCGGGTGGGACATCCGGGATAACGGCCTCTGGGCGCTCGCCGAGTTCACGTCGCAGGCGACGGATCTCGTCAAGGCGGGCGGATACCCGCTGTCGTCGCCGGTGATCCTGCGCGGCGACAAGGCGCACAAGAACCTGGACACGGGGCAGTGGGAGGCTGGGACCTACATCCCGCTCATCGCCCTGACGGCCACGCCGGAGCAGGGTGGGCTCGAGGCCATCGCTGCATCGAGGCGGTGGACGGCCCTCGCCCAGCGCTTCGGCATGGACGACGCGAAGGACGTCATCCGGGCCATCCGCGGCAAGGTCGAGGAGCTCGCCGTCGGTGGAGCGTTCGGCCCGGTCGACGTCTACCTCGACGGTTCCGAGCGCTACCAGTGCGACGTCTGGCTCCGCAGCGTCGATCCCGACTGGACCCGCGTCGTGGTCGAGAACAACCGCGAGGGCCGCCACTACTCGGCCACCGTCGAAGAGGCGGACGGCCAGATCGTCATCCGAGACATCGCGCCCGGGCGGATGGAGTTCGTTCCGGACGACACGCCAGCCGAGCTGGCACGTACACCGCAACCAGCACAGGAGGGGCTTACCATGGCCCGAGAGTTCACCGAGACCGAGCTGGCGGCCATGGGCGAGGCCCTGGGCGCCCGGCCTGTCGAGGACGTTGCTGCGGCGCTCGCGCTGCGTGACGCCGCACCCGAGGGCATCACGCCCGAAACCATCGTGGAGTTGGCCAGCCGGCCGGCGCCCGAGAGCATGGACGCCGTCCGCGGCGAGCTCAAGGCGCTGTCCACCCGGTTCGAGGAGGCCAGCACCGAGCTGTCCACCCTGAAGGCCGAGAAGGCCGACCGGGACGCCGAGGCGCTCGTGGATGCCCATCCCGAGCAGATCGTGCCGGCGATGCGGGACAAGTGGCTAGCGCTCGCCAAGAAGGACCCCGAGACGTTCAAGGCGCTCGCGGCCGATCTGCCGAAGCAGATCAGCCTCGACCGGCAGGGCGGCGGGACCGTGGAGCCGACGCCGAGCGACGACCCGGCCACGCCGACGACCCTCGGCCATGCCATCGACGAGCGCATCAAGGCCGCCAAGGAAGCGGGCCAGGAGATCGCGTACGACGTGGCGATGGACGAGGTCCTGGCCACCGACGAGGGCAAGGCGCTCGCTCGCACCCACCAGGACCAGTACAGCGGCGCCGCTCCGGCGACCGAGTAGGAGGGGACCGACATGGCCAAGTACAGCGGACCCACCGACAACATCACGACCGGCGCAGACCTGTCGGCCGCGACGAACATCGGGCTGGGCATCACGACCGCGGGAACCGTCGCCGGCGCCGCCGGTGCGGACCTGTTCGGTATCATCATCGACGGCGGCCGCGACAACGGCGATCAGGCGCTCGTGGCCCTGCCGGGCAACACGTGCCGTGGCCGGGCTGGCGCCGCCTTCTCGGCCGGCGACATGCTGACGACCGACGCGAGCGGGCGACTCATCGCCGCGAACGCCGCCAACGACATCGTGATCGCCCGCGCCAAGCAGGCAGCCACGGGGGCGGGGCAGCTCGTCGACGTGCGCGTCACCGACTTCGAGTCCGTCACCGGCGCCCCGTAGCGGGTAGCGAGCAAGGAGAGAACAGATGCCTCGAGGAGCAACTGCTGCGGGCGTCCGGGCCGTCAACCCCATTCTCACCCAGTGGATGGTGGTCCAGGCCGACAAGGACGACGCGTACATCGCCGATCTGGCGTTCATGCCGACGCACCGGCCGGGGGAGTCCACCGGGACGATCCGGCTCGCGACGTCGGATTTCAAGTCCTTCAGCAACCAGACCGTCGACCGTGCGGCTGGCGGGCCGTACGAGGAGGTCGGGCTCAACCTGACGTCCACGACCTACACCACGCGCCGCTACGGCGTGCAGGTGCCGGTCAATGACGACCTCCGGTCCGAGCACGACGCGCCGATGAGCCTGGAGCGTCTCGCGACGCTGCGGGCGATGCGCGAGGTGCAGATCCGGCGTGAGGTGCGGGTGGCTGCGGCCATGTTCGTCACCGGCGTCTGGACCACGGAGACCACGCTCGGCGCGGCCGCGCAGTGGGACGACCCGGGCGGCGACCCGCTCGGCAACCTCTGGACCATGAAGCGCGGCATCAAGCTCGCCTCGGCGGCCGACGCCAAGGTGGGGATCATGGGCTGGGACACCTTCCGGGTGGCGGTCCAGAACGGCGACATCACGTCGCTGATGCCGTCGGCGACGCGCCAGGGGCAGATCACGCTGAGCGAGCTCGCCCAGCGTCTGCGCGAGGCGTTCGAGATCGAGAAGCTGTTCATCGGCCGAGCGATCCGGAACACCGCCGTCGAGGGGGACACCGAGTCGAACGCGTTCATCTGGACGGACAACTTCGCCCTGGTGAACGTGCCGGACGGCGACCTCGAGGCGCCCGCCTTCGCGCAGATCGCGAGCACGGTCGGCGGCCCGACGGTGGTCACCCAGTTCCGGCGGGAGGAGACCGAAGACGACGTCGTCCGGGTGAAGGAGAACCGGGACGAGATCGTCATCGATGCCGACCAGGGCGCCCTCCTGATCAACACCGCCAACTAGGAGAGGGGCCATGGGCTACTCCAAGAAGAAGATCGAGACGCACTACGTCTGGACGGGTGGCCAGCGCGGGCTGGGCAAGCTCCAGGTCACCCGCGGCGAGTGCTGGGAGCCCGGCGACGTGCTGCCCGAGGGCTTCGTCGAGAACAACCTCCACCTGTTGGGACCGGAGGGGATCGTCGAGAAGCCCGGGAAGGCGGAGCCGTCCCCGGTGAAGGCGCCGTTGCACACCTACGTGCCGCCCGAGGACGCGCAGCCGGTGGAGTTGCCGGCGGGCCTCGAGGAGGCGCTGGCGAAGGCGGTGGCGGCCGAGGTCGCCAAGCTGGCAGCCCACAACGCGGCCGTCGGGCCTGGCGTGGTCGAGGACCGCGAGGCCGAGGCCGGCAAGTAGCAGCAGCACAGACGGCGCGTCTCGACTGGGGCGCGCCGTCGCCATCACACGAAGCACCCCAGCCGCGCCCGCGGCGAGGAGAGAGACATGCGACGACTCCTGATCGGAGGGGCGGTGACGCTCGCCCTCCTGCTCGTGGCGGGCGCAGCGCTGGCCGCACCCACCTACGTCGACCGGCTGACCCGGCCGAAGGTCATCAACGGCGACCTGACGTTGCCGTTCAACGAGACCGTCGACAACCTCACGGACGACATCATCTGCTTCGAGGGTCAGGCGGGGGCGGACGACACCGACCTGTGCTTCGACCTCGACGGCGCGTCTCCGACGATCTACAGCGCGACGGACACGACCGTCACGGTCTCCGACATCCTGGCCGCAACCGGCGGCGTGAGTATCGGGGGAGCGTTCGCCTTCACCGGCACGACCTGGGGCCTGGCCCCGACGGGCGCCTACACGCTGGACATGGACGCAGCGCAGGCGATCACGATCACGACCGCCGACATGGCCAGCGCGTACATCGTGCAGGCAGCCGGCGGTGAGGATCTGATCCTGCTCGACTACTCGGTCGGGTCCAAGAAGATCAACCTTGGCAACGCGACGGACAACCCAGCACTGAGTGTGCTGGGGTCTGGGCAAATCACCCTGGCGGGCAACGTGGACGCGTCGGCAGGGGTCGACGTCACGGGCGCCACCACGAGCGACACTCTGGCGGTTGGTGGTGGCTACGGCGCCACGGGCTGCTCCATCTCCGCTGCCGGCGCCATCGAATGTGACGGGGCAATCACCAGCGACGGAACCGTCACCGGCGGGACTCTCACGGACGGGACAGCCACGATCACGGCTGGCGCAGCAGCGGGCCTGACCACCATCGGGTCAAGTGGCCCAGCGACGCTCGACAGCGCCGGCGGCGGCTCGTCGTTCGGTGGCGGCCTCAACGTGACGGGTACCGTAGTCGGTGGGACGATCACGGACGGCACTGCGGGGTTCACCGCTGGCGCCCTCACTGGGGCGACCACGCTGACGAACAGTGGTGCTGCGACGTTCGACACCGGCGCTGCCGGGTCTTCGTTCGGTGGCGCTCTCGGGGTCACTGGCATCCTGACGGCCACGGCAACGGCGGATTTCGACGCCGGCTTGACCATCACGGCCGGTCAGACGGTCGACACGTCGGCAGCCGGCGACTTCGGGATCGGCACCGCGACGGCTACCAGCGTCACGGTGGGCACCGGCCTGGGCACGTTCGCCCTGGACACGGCGAACATCGACGTCAGCGCGCTGGGCGCCATCTCGGGCGCCACGGGTATCGCCTCGACGGGCACCATCGCCTTCGACGCCGGCGAGATCGACGAGACCGAGATCGCAGACATCACCCGCACCGTCACGTTGCCGCTGTCCGGTGCGCAGGAGTGTACGGACGGGGGCGCCATCGACTGGGCAAGCGGTGCTGACACCTATCCTGACTATGAGTTGGGATCGGGCGGGGCGACTGCCGGATCGATGGTGCTCCAGTGGGACATCGTTGGCGGGCAGCTCGACATCGACCCGTCGTGCTGGACCCTCACGGTTCCGCAGGACTACGTCGGAGACTCGACGTTCCACGTCACCATGCTCGACACCGCCACCAACGATCACGAGTACACGGTTACGACGCTCGTCCAGACGCCCGGCGTGGCGGAGGACGTAGCAACGGCGACCCCGACGACCGGCAACGGCACGAACGGCACGACGACCACAACGACGTGCGACGGCGGCGCGTTGGGTGGCACGCTCTACACCTGCACCTTCACGACCGAGGCGGTGACGGCTGGGGCGACGATCCTGTTTGCCTTCGCCTCCGACGGCACGAGCACCGAGGCAACGACCGTGCTCGGCGCCGAGTGGCAGTACACGGCCGCGCAGTAGGAGCAGCCCGTGGCCCTCAACCTCTTCGGCGTGACGGTGACGACGCTCGGGGATGACTGCTTCCCGAAGTACACGTTCGACGCCACCAGTGCGCCGACGTCGACGAGGGTCACCGAGATCATCAACAGGGCGGCCGCTCTCGTGTGTGGCCCAATCCAGGCCCGCGGGCTCGACCCGGCCAGTATCGACGCGACGGGGGAGCCGCTCTCGTACTACGCGTGCCAGCGGCTCGTGACGGTCGGTGCAGCGGTCGACGTGTCGTCTGCCATCACGGGCTATCGGCTCGCAGACGGGCTCGTCGACACGTGGCGCCGGGAGTGGACCGAGGGGCGGGAGCGGTTGGAGAACGACGAGAAGATCCGCCTCCTGCTGCCGGACGCCCTCACGGGTGCCCACGCCGGAGCGGTTTACACGCACGTGCAGGCGTCGAGCGACACGAAGCGGGACGCGTCGGACATCGAGCTTCCGGCCCCGGTCTTTACGTCCGACATGGACCTCTGATGCCCCGCGGCCTGCTCGACTTCAACGTCACCCTGATCGGCGAAGAGGCCATCAGCCGCCGGCTCGGGCTCGCCGCCAACGCCGTCGAAGACCTCCGCCCCGTATGGAAGGTCATCCACGCAGGCCCGAACTCGCACCCGTACCTGGCCGGCGGCCGGGGCGTGTCGTTCCCGACGATCCTGAAGGGGCAGTTCGAGTCACGGGGTCGCCGCGGCGGCACGCCGTGGAAGGGCTACCAGGACGAGCCGATCTATCGGGCCATCAAGACGAAGTTTGGCGGCGGACTGCGGAACATCCTGCGGTGGCAACGGGGGCGGGAGCGGCTCTACCCGTCGCTAATCTCCTCTGCTCACCCGGAGCACGTGTTCGAGTCGAGTCCTGACCGTCTCGCCATGGGGACCCGGGTCCCGTACGCGGTGCGCCACCAGAAGGGCATCGGCCGCACGAAGCACGACAAGATCCCGACGCCGCGTCGGCGCATCATCGCCCTGAAGCGAGCGGACATCATGGGGTGGGTGCGGGCCATCCAGCGCCACGTCGAAGGCGTGGCCGGGGTGCGGGGCGTCCGCAGGACGGTGTAGACGATGATCCTCGACGTCCTGCTCGAGATCGAGTCGGCGGTAAACACGAACCTGGCTGCTGCCTTCGACGTCGAGGACGCCGAGTATGCGGCCCGCGAGGTCACCCGCTTCGGCGCTGCTGCCACGCTCGACAACATCGCAACGATCCGGTTCGAGGAGATGCCGAGTCTCCCGCTACAGAACTACCCGGCGCTGTTGCTGCTGCCGAGGGGCGGCGACGAGTCGACCATCCAGACCGCCCAGACGTTCCTGCGTCACCAGATCGACTGCGTGATCGTCATGGCCGACACGCGGGAGTCCCGCTTGGCCTGGCAGCTCTACAAGGCGCACGAGGCGCTCAGGCGGGTCCTGGCGCAGTACGTCGAGGGCGACGGCGTAGACGAGAACCCGGTCTTCCGGGTCGACCTGGCCGGCTGGGCGTACACGCCCCTGTTGGAGATCGAGGGCGGCGGGCTCGAGCAGGCCGTCATTCAGTCGATCGTCTGTCACGAGATCGAGGCAAGGCCGTAGGAGGCGGGATGCCACGGAAGCCGAAGCCGAAGCCGGAGCAGCGGCGGATCTACGTCGCCGAGCACGAGTCGTGGGCTCCGGCCAACGCCGTCGACAAGGCGGCGCTGGTGGACGGCACGCTCGAGATCGTGCGGTTCGACCGACACGGCACCAGCGAGAACGACGCCGCCGGCCGCAAGGCCCGTGGTTGGGAGGAGTAGATGGCCGTTCAGTCCAGGCAGTCCCTGCTCGCCAAGGTCGAGGCGGTCTACGGCACCGACCCGACGCCAGTCGGCACCGACGCCGTCCCGATGATCGGCGACGCCACCCTCTCGGCGGTGACCGAGAACGGCGAGATCGTCCCTATCGACGCCTTCCTCGACGGCTACAACCACGTCGAGGGCACGCTGTTCCTGACGATGTCCTTCTCGGCGATGCTGAAGGGGTCCGGCGCTGCCGGCACTGCGCCGGAGATCGGGCCGCTGCTCAAGGCCTGCGGGATGTCGGAGACCGTCGATGCTGGCGTGTCGGTGACCTACGCCCCGGACTCGGTCTTCAACGCTGCGACCGGCTACCAGTCGGCGACCCTCTACCTCGAGGACGGCGTCCACCAGTGGCAGATCCACGGGTGCTACGGGACGTGGAGCCTGGAGAGCGGGATCGCCGGCTCCCCGATGCTGTCGTTCGAGTTCTCGGGCCTCTACGAGATCCCGACAGATGGGGCCGTCACGTCGCCGACCTACGAGGCAACCCGTCCAGTCGCCACCCGCGGCCTCACGTTCAACATCGGAGGCAGCAGCGCCCGGTGTTCGCAGTTCAGCATGGACCTCAATCGTGAGGTCCACCCCGTCCGCAGCATGGCGGAGACCTACGGGATCGCCGGCTTCGAGCTCGGCCGTGCCGACGTCAAGGGGCGCTGGACGTTCGCCGAGCAGACCATCGCGACGAAGGACTGGTGGACCCCGTTCCAGGCCGGCACCGTACAGGACTTCTCCTGGGTGTGGGGCGGCACGGCCGGCAATATCGTCACGTTGGCCCGCCCGGCCGGCAACACGATCGGCGGCGTGAAGTTCGACAGCCTGTCCCGCGGCGAAGACAACGGCGTCATCACCCACGAGATGGGGTTCTCGATGGGACGCCACGCCGGCGAGGACACGTTCTCTCTGGCCTTCAGTTAGACCCCAGACCCGGGCTCCGGCCCGGCTGCCAGACAGCTTGGGGCTACGCCCGGAGCCCGGGTCGACTTCCGACCGAGCCCGGCACAGCCCTCCGGAGCCCGGTCGCCCTCAGCGTAGGAGGATCGACCGATGCCCACCTGGGTCAAGCCCTTCAGCCCGGACGGCGGCACGTACGTGCTCGAAGCCGACCGGGACCTCCCCCCCGATCAGTGTGTGGTGTTCCACCACCGAGATCCGACCGCTACCGAGCGCGCCCAACTTGAGGACGGGACCGGCTACCTGTCGACCGACCTCACGGACACGGGCACGCCCGACGGCCGCTGGTGCTCCACCGGCGCAGCGAACGCGGTCCGCTCTGCCCTCCTGCTCACGACCGACGTCAAGGGGCCTGGCCCCGACGGCGCGCCGCTCGAGTACCCCGCTCCGGGGCGCAAGGTGGCTGACCCGGAGTCGGGAGAGTCGCGTCCGTCGACGCGGGCAGACCGGGAGCGGTTCTTTGCCCAGATCCATCCGGCCGACGTGACCGAGTACGGCCGCCACCTGATCCGGCGTGGCGAGCTCACGGAGGACGAGCGGGGAAACTGAAGGACGCCGCCGAGTTTCAGGCGCGCTGGTCGGACTTCGACGACGACGTCGCGCGGCAGGCTTTCGGCGGCGGAGTCAACCCGGCCCTCGAGGCGGAGCTGTCCAGGCTGACGCCCGACACGCTCGGCTGGGTGGGGCTGTTCTCGCACTACGAGGCAGGCCACCTGTGGGCCGGTGGCGGTATCGGCGACCAGCCGGCCCGCTACCTCGAAGCGATGGGGCTGCTTGCCGGCGAGATCGGCAGGCACCGACGGAAGAAGGCGCAGCCGCCCGCAGCGGGCACACCGGCCGCCGAGTACCGGAACACGGGGCGTGCCCGGCTGAAGGTGCGCGGCCTGTCCCCGGCCGCTCGGCGGACGCGACTGACGTAGGAGGACCAACGCATGGCGACCAGTGCCGAGGTGCTCCAGGCCGAGATCCGTGCGCGGGACCGGGCGTCGAGGGAGATCCGGAAGGTCCGGGACGGGTTCGCCGACCTAAAGACGAACCTGATCGCACTGGGCGCTGCTGCCTCTGCCGCCGCCGCCGGTCGGCAGATCATCGAGTTCTTCTCCGATGCGGCGCAGGCGGCCCACACGTTCGAGATCGGCATGGCCCGAGTCAACACGATGCTCGGCCAGCAGCCGGCGTTGCTGCGGCAGCTAGAGGCTGACGTCACCTCGCTCGCAGCGTCCTACGGCAAGGCGTCCGGCGACATCCAGAACGCCATGTTCCAGGCGCTGTCTGCCGGCATCGAGGCGACGAAGGTGACCGAGTTCATGCAGGTCGCCGCCCAGGCGTCGGTCGGTGGCTTCACGTCGATGGAGGTGGCGGTCGACGGGTTGACGAACGTCATCAACGCGTACGGCAAGAGCATCGACGAGGCGGGCGACGTCTCGGACGCGATGTTCTTGGCGGTCAAGCGGGGCAAGACGACCTTCGACGAGTTGGCGGCCCGGCTTTCGATAGTGGCCCCACTCGCGTCGCAACTCGGCATCTCGTTCGACGAGTTGACCAACTTCGTCGCCAGCGTGACGAAGCAGGGCATCTCGACCCGGACGGTCCTTACCTCGCTCCGGCAAGCGCTGGCCGGCGTACTCAAGCCCGCCGCCGAGGTGACAGTGGCGGCCGATGAGATGGGCGTTGGTATGGACGCCGCAGCGATCCGGTCTCGCGGCCTCATTGGATGGATCGAGGATCTTTCTACCGCGACGCAAGGCAACCAGACACAATTGGCCCGCCTGATTCCATCCGTGGAAGCGCTGGGTGTGATCTCCGCCGCTACGTCGAGAGTGGGCCTGGCCGAGTTGACGAAGGGTATCGACGCTTCGGCAGGCAAGGCAGGCGAGAGCAAGCAGGCTTTCCAGAAGGTGGCAGACACCGCGCAGCAGCGCCTGGCGAAGGCCCTCCAACAGTCGGAGGCTGCGACACGCGCACTGGGTGATGCGTCCAGCGATCTGCTCGTCGAACTCGGCGAGATGGTGGCGGCCGGCGACCAACTCGCCGCCGTGATCCTGAACCTCGGCAAGACCCAAGAGAAGCACGCCCGGACGGAGGAGCTCGTCGCCGTCGCCGTACGCGCAGGCGAGAAGGAACTCGCCCGGGCCTTGCAGCGCCACGGAGACCTCGTCGATGAGTGGGACCGCCTGGACCGGGCCGGAACCCGTATCGTGCCGCTGTTGGATCAGGTCAACGCTCGCTGGAAGACGCTCCGCAAGGAAGCGTCTGACGCGGCCGCCGCCGTCCAGAAGGCGAACGAGGAGCTACTGCGCCCGGCCGTCACCACCGGCTTCGGGATGGCTGCGCCGGGCGAACTTTCGGAGGAGGATCGTGCTCGCCGGGCAGCGAGGGCGATAGCGGCCGAGGGCGAGGCCAGGCGCAAGGCCAGGGCAGAGGCTGGCATCGGCGAGGCAGAGGAGGAGCGCAAGGCCGCCGCCCGTCTGATCGAGATCCAGTTCGAGCACCTCGCCCGGCTGCGGAAGCTGCGCGAGGAACACGCCCGCGACCCGTTCGGTATCGCCGGCTTCCTGCCCGCAGAGGGGCAGTTGGGCGAGGAGATGGGGCCGCCGGATCCGGGCATCGAGGCGCGGGCAGAGGCGCTCGACAGGCTGCGGGACGAGGCTGCGAAGGCCGAGACGGCGCTGGAGGACTTCGCCAAGGCGGGCGGCGTCCTGGTGGCCCAGACGGCTATCGAGACGCTGACGTCTTCGCTGTTCGACATGGCGGCCGCTGGCGAGTTCGCGGCGGACGCCCTCGCGGCGGCGATGCTGCGCTCGGTCGGGCAGATCGCAACGCAGATGGGATCGATGCTCATCCTGGCCGGTGCGGGCTTCTCCGCCCTGCCGGTGGGCTTCTCGGCTGCTGGAGCCATCGTGGCCGGCGCTGGGCTCGTCGCGCTGGGCACAGCCCTTGGGGCGGCGTCGGCTGCCATCGCTCCGAGTCGGGCAGTGGGCGGCGGCGGTGGCGGGCCTTCCCGTGCCGTCGACACCTTCCGCTCGGGCGACAGAGGGCAGGAGCAGGCGCCGACGTCGAACGTCACGCTCGTGCTCAACACCGGGCAGAGCCTGGCCACCCGCGGCGAGATCGCCCGGGACGTGGCGACGCTGCTGCAAGAGGGCACCCGGGCGCGGTCAATCCCGGTCGGCTCGCAGTTCAGGAGGTAGGGCGTGGCGGATCCTCGACTGCTGTGGGAAGTGACCATCGACGCGAGCAACGACCGGCTCGATTTCAACGAGGCTGGCGTCGGCAACCTGATCGCCACGCTGACGCAAGGCGACTTCTATCTACGGGGCGGAGCGCCGCTCGCCACCGACATGGCCAACAACGTCGCAGCGGCCATGAACGCCGCGCCAGGCGTCACCAATACCTACACCGTAACGATTGCCGACAACGGGACCGTGGCCATAGCGCGCAGCGCCGGTGCGGCGAACTTCTCGCTACTCTGGGCGACGGGTGCGGGCGGCGAGTCCGGCGCCATCGGGGCGATCCTCGGCTTCGACGTCACGGCCGACGACGGGCCGGGGACGTCATTCGCGTCCGACGCCCAGCACCGCTACGGTTGGTATCCCGAGAAGCCGCTGCTCGACGGGCGCCGCAAGATGGAGACCGCCGTTGCTGGTGCCGCCCGGTCCATGGGCACGCAGCAGTACGCGCAGGAGTGGGCGACCGACTGGCGGACGACGCTGCGGATCGACTTCGTGCCGGCGGCCAAGGTGCGGTCACGGGACATCGATGGGACGTTCGTGGACGCGACGGCCATCAATGAGAGTTTCGCCGGCTCGGCGCTGACCTTCTACGAGAACGCCCGGCAAGGCACCCGGTTCGAGGTGCACCCGGACACGACCAGCCACGCGGCCTTTGAGACGTGCGTCATCGACCCGAACGAGATGGGGTGGTGGCGGGACCAGGGGGAGGCGACACCGCTGTTGATGGAGCGGGGCGAGCGCTACCGGGTGCTCATCCCGGTGCGTCCCTACACGGCCTGAACTCGGCACGCCACGCTGCTTCGAGGTCGTCCAGGGTGTCGGGCTCACGCTCGAGCGCAGCGGCGAACGAACCGGCTGGGCGAACCGACACGGCGACGGCCAGCAAGTCGGGCTCGTGATCGAGCAGAGCGGCCGGGTGGACGTCGAGCACGGTGGCCAAGCGGTCGATCAGGGCGAGGCGCACGTGCTTCGGCGTGACGGGTTGCAACAAAGCCATGACAGCCCGGGTCGGGACGCGTGAGCACTTGGCCAGGCTGGCGGGCGTGAAGTCCCGTTGGGCCATGACCTCGGCGAGTCGCAGGCGTAGCGCCATGCGGCCAGGGTAGCAGCAGCGACGGAGGGCGGCCATGGCGAGCGTAGCAGACCGCTCCGGGCGGCCCGTCCTGTACTTCCAGATCGCCGGGATCGGCCCGTACACGGACGCCGCAGGGACGGCCGACCGGCACCGCTTCGCCACGAAGGAGCCGGACGAGGGCTACGGCGCCCAGTGGCTGCCGTACCTCGTGGACGTGCCGGACCAGCAAGAGACCCGGATCGACCTCGTGACGGGCGAGATCCAGATCGGCGGGCTGACGGCGGCGGTCATCGACGGGCCGCAGACGGCGACGCTGACGGACCTGTTTGCCACGCGGGAGAACAGCCACGACGGGCAGCTTGCCGCTGACGCTACTGCCGGCCAGGGCTTCGTCGATGTGACGCGCGGCACGGGCGGTCTCGGTGCTGCGAACGACATCATCCACATCGGCCCGGAGGCGATGCGCGTCACGAACGCTGCTGGTGCCGGCGGGGTTGGCGGCTCGGACCGCTACACCGTCACCCGGGCCTACTACGGCACGACGGCGCAGGCGCACTACACGGCGGCGAACAAGGGCGACGGCGAGGTGCGGTGGAGGCCCCACTACCTGAAGGGCCGGCGGGTGGAGTTCTTCCTGAACTTCGACGCGGACGGCCAGGTCGACGGGGACGCCGTGCAGATCGGCACGTTCCTGCTGGGCGGGATTCGGTTCCGGCGCGGGCACACGTGGGAGCTGTCCATGCGCGGCATGGAGGCTCTGCTCGACACCGAGATCGGGGTGCACGCGTTCCACGGCGAAGCCCACAACCGCTTCTCGTCGCGGGCCAGCGAGACCGAGCGCATAGATCGGGACCACTTCGACGGCCGCGATGTGATCTTGACGATCAAGCCGTCCGGTGGCGGGCGAGCCACCCTGCCGGGCGGAGAGCCGTACGACCCGGTACCAGACGCGTCCGGCGGCGGCTACGTCGCATTCGGTGATGCCGTCTGTGAATACGACAGGGATTCCGGCCTGGCCTACACGGGGGGGTTGACCTACATCGAGGTCACTGCCTGGAACGTGTTGGACTCGCCCATCCCGACGTCGGACGCGTTGCGGTTGCCGGTTCATGAGATCTTGGTCACTGACCGGACGTTGCCACACACCTATTTCAAGCCGGTGCCAAACGGGCTGCCGGCCGAGGCGTCAGACCACCCAATCGACATCTTCCTGTGCCTGTGCCTGTCGACTGGCGACGGGCCGTGGCCGGTGGCCGGACCAAACGCCGGAGCCGGCCAGACGAACTATGACGTGTTGCCAAAGTGGTTCGGCGCCGGCATCCCGGTCGCCAATTTCGACATCCCGGCGTGGGAGTCGATGCGGCAACGTGTGCCCATGGCGCGTATGCCGAACCTCGTCGTCGGGTGGGACGGTCCGTTCAACCTGCTCGAGTGGGCGCAGAAGGAGTTGCTCGGCCCGCTCGGCCTTGCGGCCGTCCAGGATGAGAACGGCGTATTCAGGCCAGTGCGGATCACCGAGGTCTACCCGTACGTCACGCCGACGACGCTAACGACGGACGACATCATCCCGGAGTCCGAGTCGTGGGACTGGGACTGGTCAGAACAGGTACTGGCGCAGACGTGGGAGTTCGATCACGCCGGGCCGGACGGCGACCCGCGCCGGGTCGTCACGATACTGTCAGCCGAGGGGCGAGAGCGATACAAAAACGCGGAGGATCGCACATTGGTGGTGGAGGCTCGCGGCCTCACCGCTGCCAGCAACGGGATGGCCATCATCCTGGAGCGCTCGGACTTCGTGCTGCGCCACTTCCTGGAGCCGCCGCCCTCGCTCACGCTGCGGCTCAACTGGCACCACATGCACCTGGCCATCGGCTCGCCGGTGTTGCTCACGCATGCCGTGCTGCCCAACCCGGTCACGGGGACGCGTGGCCTGTCGGCGGTCAGCGCCATCGTCGTCAGTCGGAAGCCGCTGTTCCGGGACATCATCGCCGGATCGGGCGGTGGTGGGCTTGAGGTGCGGCTGTTCTGGGTGGGGTTGGACTCGCCGACCCTGACCCTGTGGGCGCCGTCTGCCCAGGTGGCGGCCGGGGACGCCGGGGTCGGCAACCCGGTCACGGTCGAGCAAAACGAGTTCACGAACGGCGACGCGGGCGACGGCGGGGACGCTCCGGTGGCCGACGATACCGACGGGTTCCAGGCGGGCGGCGTGGGCACCGGCGACCTCGTGATCCTGCTCGACTCGGACGGGGCAGTGAGGTGCGCCAACACGCCGCGGGTCACGGGCTCGACGGCAACGACACTCACCCTGTCCGACGTCTTCAGGAATGCCATAGCGGTCGAGGTGCCGCGGGTGCTCGGCGACATCATCGTCTTCGCAGGCGACACGGGCGCAGCCGTCTATCCGGTCTCGGCCTGGACGACGCGCATGCAGGAGCACGGTGCCTTCGTGGACGCCGCAACCGAGACGGTGGGCGCTACGTCCCGCACGGCGCAGTACGGGGACTGAGGCATGCCGCTGCTCGACTACGCGATCCCGTCGGTGTTCAACACGCTCGACGACGAGCCCTTCGACGACGGCCACCCGGATTCGAGTTGGTCGGGCCGTGAGCGGCTGCACAATGAGCGGTTTCTGCACGCCTACGCTCGCCGCTGCCTGCTCAACCGGGGTTGGGACGTCACCAACCCTCTGACGTACAAGCACCACGTCTGGGCACGCGTGGCAGCCGCCTACGGGCCGACGTCGCCGGGGCAGCAGACGGTGACGGTGGCGCTGCGCTGTATCATCTCGGCGGCGGGGCGACAGGTGGCGTGGGCGGTGCGCTCGCATCGAACCAGGACGCGGCAGCGAGGCGGCGACAACTGGCAGACCTGGACGGTCACGACCGGCACGGGCGCTGCCCAGGACGTCACGATCACGGGCGTCGAGGTGGAGGCCGGGGCGCAGGAGTTGGTCGAGGTCTTCGCCTTGCCGCTGCTCCGAGGGGACGCGGCCGGCGACGTGACGGGGGCGGTGAGTGGCGTCGGTCCTGCCGAGGTGACGTCGACCGCTGCCGACATGGCCTGGATCGGCAAGGGGTGGGTGATCCGGATCGAAGACGGAGCGTCCGGCGAGGCGCTGTCCATGTGGCGTCCGATCTGGAAGGTCGGACCGGGGAACAACAAGGTGTGGATCACGCCCGGCTGGGGCGAGTGGCCCGACCTCGTCGCCGAGGAGGACGACTCCGGGGCCTCCGTCTGGCGAGCTCGCCCCGTGGCGGAACTCGAGCTGCTCTCGGTTGCCATCGACGAAGACGAACTGACGGCGGTGTAGCGTGGCGGACGACTACTGGGACGATTACGTAGCGCTGCCAGACGATGCGGCGTTCACGCGGGCGCCGCTGGCCAAGACGGTCGCGGCTGCCTTGCAGATCAACGTCGGGCACTTCTACGGCACCCGGGTCCGGCAGCTCGTAGCCGACTGCGACCTGTGGTACCGGGCGCCCGCGCCGGGCGCCGGGGCGAGCACAGAACCGGAGTACCTCGTGTCGGTCTCGGAGGGCGTGACTCGCCTCTGGGGCACGATCATCTGGGTCGCCATAGACACGAACCCGGGGGCGACCGCCGGGATCGACTTGACCTTCTACAGCGAGCGCGGTGGGGCTGCCGTTGGGGCAGGCAACGACCCCGTGACGAGCGCTACCGAGACCGACACGCTGGCGGCCGAGGAGACGCCCTGGGCGCGGGCGTTCGAGGTCTTCAGCCTCATCCACCAGTTGACGCCGGATCGTCCGCTCGTAGGGAAGCTGTTCGGCGGGTCGAAGTGGATCCCGTGGGAGCCCAACCTGGCGAACAGTAACGAGCAGCGCATCCAGGTCCAGGTCGAGGAGAACCCGCCGCCGTGGAACAACGTCCAGACGCACGTCGACGTGTGGGGCGTGTTCGTCTACGAGGAGGTGCCGCGTGGCTAAAACGCTGCCCGTTGCCCTCGACACCGTCGGCCCTGCGGAGTTCGCCCACGTCGGCTCGCCCATCGTGTTCGACGGCGGCGGCGGGCAGCAGACGGTCAACCAGCAACACAATCGGCTACTCGCCGTCCGGTCGAAGGAACACGTCACGCAGTCGTGGATTGCTGCCGACATCCGGGAGGCTGCCGGCGCCGGGTGGGTGACCGTGCTCGACTACCGGATCACGCCCCGGCGGCACATCCCGCGGTTGCTGATCCGGGTCAACGCCGCCTGCGACGCGGCGCTGTCGACCGGCGACGTCCGGATCACTACGCCGGCTGCGGCCGTGACGTTCAACTTCGCGGGCGTCTGGAGCCCGGCTAACGAGCAGTCGGCGACGGTCGCCTGCACGAACACGCAACCGCCGACGCGGCAGCGGGTGACGGTGGAGCTCCAGAGAACCGCCGGCAACTGGATCGACCTCCGACGCTTGCTGATCCGAGACGACACCCTCGTGCTGGGCGACTTGCCCTAATGGACCCGACGCCCACGCGGGCGATACGATGGCCCTACAGGGCCGGGAGACGACGATGACGAGACGAATCCTGAAGGGGGCGGCGCTGGCCATCGCTGGCATCGCCTTCGCCCTGACTCTCGTGGTGACCTTCGCTCCGGACGCTGTTCGCCAGGCGTGGGCAGCGGGGGCGCAACTGCTCTACTCGTCGGCCCAGGTCGACGGTTCGGCGTTCACTGCCGGGACGGACGCAGTGCAGGCGGTGGGCGGCCTGGACGCTGCCGGCAACCTCAACGTCGCCAGCCCGACGGACCCGTTCCCGGTGGCCACTCCTGCCGGGGCGTCGGTGGACGTCAACCTGATCGAGGTGCTCGGCACGGCCACCAACGTCAACGGCGGCAACCGGGACGCGGGCACGCAGACGACCACGCTGGCGGACAACGATCCGGCGGTGGTCGACCTCGCCGCAATCGAGGTGCTCCAGACGACCATCGCGGGCGACACGACTTCGCTCGACGGGAAAATCACGGTGGGAGGCGGGGCCGAGGCGGGGGCGGTCCTCGTGACGGTGGCGAACGACAGCACGGGGCTGGTCTCCGTCGACGACGGCGCGAGCTCGCTCACGGTGGACCTGGACGGCTTGACGGTCGGCGGCACCAGCGGGGACGCCACGCCGGTAGACGGGGTGCGGATCATCGGCAAGCGGGTCGATGTGGCGACGGAGTACGGCTTCAAGACGATAGCGACCACCATCGGCGACAACCCCGGGTCCAGCGTCCAGGCGGTGGGCGCCATGCTCTACGGCTGGGACGGGTCGAACTACGACCAGGTGCGGATCGACGGCGACGATGGCCCGCTACTCGCTCGCGCTCCTGGCAACTCGGTCGAGCAAGCGGCGGCCGACGCTCAGCTGAACGCGGGCTCGGCCGGCGAGCTGACCGTCGTCTCGGTCGTGTGCGGCGCCGGGGGCGCCTGCGATATAGCCGTCAAGGACGCCTGGGGCGGGGCCGCCTGCGCTGGAAGCGTGGTCTGGCAGGTGGGTGCCCCCGCGTCGAGCACCGCCCATATCGCGATGCCGGACGGCGCCGACTTCGGGGCGGCCGCGTGCGTGGACACGCTGGCCAGCGGCAACGTCGCCTCCTGGTCGGTAGCAATCCGATGAGGCGGGCGGGAACTGCTGGGGTCGGCGTCGCGGGCCTCGCCCTCGGTCTGACGGTTGCGGCGTTGGCGCCAGGCAGGGGCGGGAAGCCGGTCGACGCCGGCCGTCCGCACTGCGTGGACTGCACGCGCCGGCACGTGGTCGAGCCGGAGCCGGAGCCACTGACCGCCACCGAGCGGGCGGCCCGCACGCACGGCGCCTTCGCCGTCCTGACCATCCCTGACGCTGGCCATCGCTCCCCTGGGAGCGGGTGGATGACGGTCGACGTCGCCGGGGACGGGCGGACCGCCGTGGACGCCACGGGGACGGGCGGCGTCGTGCTGCTCGTCGGAGCTGCGCCCGGGCGCCACACCTACCGGGTGCGTGCGCCGGGCGACTCGGGGCCGCTCGGGCCGCAGTTGGACCCCGGCACGTATCTGGTGCTGGCAGAGATCGATCCGCCGCCGCTGCCCACGGACGACGACGAAGGTCCGCCGCCGAAGCCCGGCACCGGGCCGCACGCCTACCCGGCTGGGCCGTGAGCGGCCGGGGCGCCCGCGGCGAGCAGCACGCCCTGCACCGGGAGTTCGCGTCGGACTCGGAGCGGTTCGCTATGGCCCGCACGCTGTTCGGCGAGGCCCGGGGCGCGACGAGGGGCGACGACTCCAAGACCCGCGGGTCCCACTCGGACGCCTGGCAGGAGTGGCTGGCCATCGGGTGGGTGATCCGCAACCGCGCCGAGCACCCGCGCCGCTGGGGCACGACCATCCGAGACGCCTGCTTTCAGCGCACCTACAGCCGCAGGCGCAAGCGCTGGATCTGCCAGTTCTCGTGCTACGATCCGGGACGGCACCGGCGTGCGGTCGAGCGATTCCCCAAGGCCGCACCATCGGAGATGGACGAGGTGCAGGACATCCTGCGGTGTTCGGCCGCCGTCCTGGACGCCACCTACCCTGACCCGACCAAGGGCAAGACGGGCTACGTCACGCAGCGCCTGTGGGACTCGGAGCGGTGCCCGGGCTGGGCGAAGGCCGACAAGGACCCGGTGGTCGTCGGAGACCACGTGTTCGTGACCGCGTAGTACAACCAGGCGCCGGGAGGCAGACGGCATGCCGAAGACAGGAGAAGACGGCGTGCGCAGTATCACTCTCGGACAAGTGACGGGGCGACCCGTCGTCATTGGTGGCGGCCTGGCGGGCCTTCTGCTCGTCGGGGTCGTGGTGGCCTGGCAAGCGGGCCTGCTGACGTGGACCGGGACGCCGAAAGCCGCAGCGTCGACAAAGGGCGCCGAGGCAGCCGTCGCGGCCCACGCCGACCAGCCGGCGCCGCACACGGGGCACGCCACGACGGACAGCGTCAAGGTCGCCCAGACGCAGATCGAGCACGTGCGGGAAGAGGTGATCGCCGTCAAGGTCGAGCAGCGGGCGCAGTCGGTCCAGATCCAGGAGGTCAAGGACGACGTGCAGCAGATCCGCAGCGAGCAGCGGCACCGCTTCGACCGCCTCATGGACAAGCTCGACGACGTGCAGAAGGACGTCCGCAGCGGCGGGCGCAGGAGGACCCGATGATCAAGCGCCTGACCGAGATCGCAACGTCCCGCCGCGTCTGGGTGACGCTGACTCTGGGCCTGCTGTTCGCCCTCCGGTGGCGCTTCGCGGGCCAGCCGTCCGGCGAGGACATCGTGGCGTTCGTGGGCCTCATGGTGGCGTGGGTTGGCAGCGACGCCAACCGGCGCGCCGAGTCGCTGGCCGGGAGCTCCCGCTTCCTGGCGATGCTGATCGGGCAGGTCGTGCCGGCACTGCTGGCCGTCGTCTGCGCGAAGGGCTGGCTCTGCGTCGAGCTGCCCGCCGGCGTCGTGGCCACGCTCGCCGGGCTCTGCGCTACGCACATCGTGGGCGAGTCGGTGCGCCGCCACGAAGGGCCGACCGTGACCGACGACGAGGACGTGCCTGCACCGGCTGACGGTGGCGCCCGGGGCGTGGCCGCTGTCGTGGCGCTCGTGCTGGCCCTCACCTTCGCGGCCGGCGTCGCCTTCGCCCTGACCGCCCTCTCGATCCTCGGTGGGTGACGGTGGCTCGCTTCTCGGGATCGTCCTGTCCGTCGTGGCCCTCGTGCTCGGCGCGTTCTGGGCGGGCGGCAAGCGGCAGCGGGGCAAGCAGCTCGAGCGGGCCGTCGAGGGCGAGAAGGCCCGGGGCGACGCGCTCGAGGCCGACCACGCGGACGCGGTTGACCGCATGGGCCGCGACGCTCTGCGTGATCGTCGGCTGCGTGACCTGGAGCGGTGGCGCATGGGCGGGTGAACCGGACGCGGGCGTCGACTGCCCTGCCGGGCTCGTCTGCTACACGGTGGCCGAGGACCGGGCGACGACACAGATGGTGGCCGACTACCGGGCGCGTGCGGCGAAGGCCGAGACGCCCTGCCCGGAGTGCAAGCCGCTCGTCGAGGGCGAGCCCTGGTGGCGGTGGGCGATCCTGATCGGCGGCGTGTTCGGGATCGGCATGGCGTCAGGCGTCCTGGTGGCCCGGTGAGGTCGGTCGCCCTGCTGCTCGTGCTCCTGCTCGCCTCGCCCGCCTACGCCGGTGTCGACGCTCCCACGTGGGCCGACTTCTCCTGCGAGTCCAGGGCGTCAGAGACCGGCGTCGGCGACGACTGCCTGTGCATGCCCGCCGCCGAGGGCCTGACCTACCGACGTAAGGCCGATTCCTGGGACCGCCACTGGGCCGCCGAACACGCCGGCGAGGGCAACGAGTGGGGCGCGTTCGTCGCAGTCGTGCTCGTGGCGCTGGTGGCGTTCTGGGGCGGCTGGACGGCGGCGGACGCCCGGTCCGACTGACCTTGACCGGCTAGCCCTCCCTTCGTCCCTCCCCCTCTCTCCCAACCCCCTCCAGAGATTCGCCTCGCTCGCCCGGCCCGCTGACGCCACACGTGCGCCTGGAGGGTCGAGGGGGACAGCGATTCCGCGACGCGTCCCCCTTGCCTTCCGGCCCTCGCCCGTCCACCCTTGATCTGTCCGGGCCTGCAACCCGGGCGCTCGGTCCGTGGCTGGGAGCCGGTGGAGCGCAGCCTCCGTCCGCGCCGGCGCGGGCCACGACCTGCTGACGGAGGAGACCATGAGCGCCGACAAGCCCACCCCCGCCCCCCTCACCCTCACCACCGACGCCATCAAGGTGCTGGGCTACCTGCGGACCATCGCTGACCCCGACGGCATCACGCCCTGGGTGCCGATGGAGGAGCACCGGGACGTGGCGAACCAGCTCGGCATCAGCCGGAACTCGGTGCACCGCTCCCTCAAGGCCCTGGTGGACGCCGGGCTGCTCGTGCGGGCGAAGCGGTGCGAGCACTGCCGGGCGATGCGGAAGCGGCTGGTGGTGCCGGAGGCGTAGGCCGAGGTGGACCCATGCGAGACCGCTGCACGCTTCCTGGTGCTGTCCGCCGCCAACCGCTTGACCTGCTGCGACTGGACCGGCTCCGGTGGGCGCTGGGAGAACCAGGGCCAGGGCGGCACGACCTTCGGGGGCGAGGAGTTCGCCACGCCGGCTGCCGAGGTGATCGAGCGGGTGGAGGCGCTGTCCGGCCCGACGGTGGCGCCCGTGGGTGACCGCTGCCCGCTGTTCGTGGAGCTGTGCTGCGGGTCCGCCGCCGTCACGCTGAAACTGCTGGGCGGTCGACACGCCCGGCCACCCGTGTCCTACATGGGCGCCAAGACGGGCTACGCGCCGGCCATCCTGCACGCCCTCGGCCTACGCCAGGGCCAGGGCGCAGACGCTGTCCTGCTCAACGACCCGGGGCCGTGGTCGATGGTGTGGCGGGTGCTGGTCGACCCCGCCGGCTGCCGGCGCGTGGCCGAGATCATCCGGGGCTGGATCGGCGAGGACGCCAGGGCGTTGTGGGAGCGACTGCGGGCCGAGCCGGTGCCGGCGGATGAGGGCGAGGCGGCGGCGAGGTGGCTCTACGTCAGCGGGCAGAGCGTGCAGAAGGGCGGAGATGGTACGCCGTCGTGGTTCACCCGCCCGACCGGCGATGGGCAGAAGGATGTGGCGTCGTTCGGCCGTGAGTGCTTATCCCTCTCCCGCCTCCACTTCCCGCCCGGCACGCTGGTCCTGGGCGAGGACGCCGCGGGGATCGAGCCGGAGCCGCCGCTGCCGGAGGGGACGGTGGTACTCCTTGACCCGCCCTACTTCGGCGACGGGTCCCGCAAGATCACGGGGTACGCCCACGAGTTCCCGCGGGCCTCGGTCGTCGAGGTGGCGCTGCGGTGGAAGGCTGCCGGCGCCCGCGTCGCCGTCTGCGAGTGCGTGGCGGTGCCGGAGCTGGTCGCCGAGGGGTGGCACGCCCTGGACATCACGGGGACGAGGATCGGCCAGAAACGCACATTCAGTGCCGCTCAGTCCGAGTGGCTCACCCTCTCCCACCCGCCCGAGTG